TGCCATATTATTATCGTTTTTAGGCGTTATAAGCGGGTATTTTCAAAAGAAAAAATGCAAATTTAATGCAAATTTTCATCTTGCATTATTATCGCGCTATCCCGTTAATACGTTGTTTGCGTATATATACTAAAAATGATAATAATATGGCAACAGTTGGTTTTTACTTAGACACTCGCAGAGAAAAGAAAGATGGGACATTTCCGGTTAAACTACAAGTCAGACACAAAGGGCAAATAATGTTATGCACTGATTTTTGCGCTACACCGGAAATATGGACGGGCACAGAGTATAATAAGAACGCAAAGAATCATAAAGCTAAGAACGTAGCGATTCGAAATCTTATTAATCGTGTTGAAATGTTACTCGTTATACTTGACGATAATCAGAAGTTAAAAGGAATGAGCGACAAGGCGTTAAAAGACTACATTCTAAAATCTATCAAAAACGAATCTACCTGTAAAACTTTCGTAAGCTATATAGATGAGTTTGTAGCTACAAAAACAAAAGAAAATACAATCGTTTTATATAAAGCGACAAAAAATAAGATTCTCGCCTATGATCCAACCTGCACATTTGAAACAATGACAAGGAAATGGCTAGAATCGTTCAATAAATGGCTAAAAGATACCGGAATAAAGACAAACTCGATTTCAATCCATTTAAGAAACATAAGGGCGGTTTTCAATCACGCGATAGACAATGAAGAAACGGAACTATACCCGTTTAGGAAATTCACAATAGAAAGAGAACAAACCAGAAAACGATCGTTAAAGCCGGATCAACTTATTACCCTAAGAAACTTCAACGGAGAAGAATATCAAAAAGAGTATCAAGATATATTCATGCTTATGTTTTATCTAATTGGAATAAATGGAATTGATTTATTCCATATTAAACAAATAACCGATGGACGCATAGAATACAAACGAGAAAAAACCGGAAAGCTATACTCTATCAAAGTAGAACCGGAAGCAATGGAGATAATAAACAGGTATAAAGGAAATAAGTTCCTACTAAATACACTCGAAACCAACGACTATAATTACAGAAAGTATATGGTGGCAATGAATAGAGGTTTGCAGAAACTCGGAAATTTTGAACGGAAAGGATTAGGCGGGAAAAAGATTAGAGATATTTTATTTCCCGGTATTACTTCATATTGGGCGCGCCACACATGGGCTACAATAGCGCATAAAATAGGAATATCGAAAGATGTTATATCTTTAGCTCTAGGACATGAGTTCGGATGCAAAACAACCGGAATTTATATAGATTACGATTTAGAACAGGTAGATAAAGCCAACAGAAAAGTAATAGACTATATTAATTCGTTATCGCTCTAGCCTAATTAGTCCCGTGACGAGCCGTTGCGAAACTTTTTTATTTATGTAGAAAATAAAAGCCCCGACTACACTTAGTCGAGGCTCATTCCTTTGGAGTAAATAACGTATTATCTCTCAAACCAAAAATCTAGCAAATCTTCACCTAGAGAGATGATACAACAGACATCCACGTCTATGCACAAATATACTAATTATTTTTTAATTTGAAAATTATTCGACCGATTATTATCAAAGTAAACAATATTATAATTCCAAACGCCCACCCGCCCAACTCCATTTTGATAGATTGCCATCGGTTTAACTTCTTTTCAACCGGATAAGGTACACGAATAGAATCGTTTTTAAGAATCGTATCCGTGCGATTCGTTGTTAGATAGCGATACAGATACTTATATCTATACTGATAGACTGTATCGCCCTTTATGAGCGTATAAATGCTATCTCGTTGATAGATACTATCAAAACGAATACTATCACGCGTCTTGTATTCAGTGCGGACGGACTCAACCGGGATATATTGAGTCCGGCATGATACAAAACATATTGCCAACATCAGCAATATGATAATATAGACTAGCCGTTTCATAGCTTTAATACTTGCTTCCGGTTACGTCCTTCTCTGAACGATACGTGTACCCAGGAAAAATCTTTTTCGTCGATTAACTGATCGAAAGGCAATTCGCTTTTGATAATCTCGAATAGCTTCCGGTTTTCTTCTTTACTTCCTACCGTAATATCGGCGGCTTCTCCTAGTCGATGTTGGCTAGATGTCGCACCGTTAACGCTACGATTAAGAATTGCACTACGATACCCGGAACTAACACGGATCGGCTTCCCATATTTCTCGCGTAGCGGATCGAGTACATTATCTACTAGCTTTGTTAAATTACTGATAGCTTCCGCTGTTGGGAAATTATCAATTCCTTTCGCTAACGCCGTATCGGAGTGCGCAAGCTCTTTAATAGTGAAGTGTTTCATTCTGCTGTCTCCTTATTGTTTTGATTAATAGTTATTGGTCTACGCGGCGGAGTTCTCCGGCTGCACTCGCTGTCTGGTCTGTCACATCGGTTGTGTTCCGCATCCTTCAAAGCCAATTCAAGCTCGTAGTATTTACGCATCCAATTTTGCGCCTCTGCCTGCGCGGTTCTCCATTCCCGGTAAATCGTATCTACTTTCTCGTCTCGTTGTTTTAATCGTTCGTCGTACCGCTCGATCTGCTTGTTTAGATTGTCAATGATAGAAAGTAAATTTTGAAGTTCCATAGAATCCGCCGTAGCCTTTTCTTTTCTAGCGTTCGTTTTTCGATTCGCTAGAAAAGTAACAGTAAATCGGATCGCCTCTAATCCTCCTAACGCTCCTATGATTTTTAACCATTCGTCCATATTTTTATTTTATGTATTTCATATCGCTTTGGGTAGCTCTTATTCTACCGATAAAGCCTCATTCACTGCAATCTGCACAACTGCGACAAAGTTAGTTCTTACGTATTCTTTGATGCGTTCCGCCTGATTCGTAGACAATTCCACTTCACCGTTTTTGTAGATTTGTTGAGCTAATTCCAACTCGCCCAAATCGGCGGTTTTCTGATAGATCGCATTGCCTAACATTTTTGCAATATCGACGGTACTGTTATTCCCTTCGATGTCTTTTACTTGAATATTTCTAAAGTCTATTTTCATTACCAGAATAAGTCATTAACTTTATGTGTATTAACAATTGACGTATCAATCTTGTATGTAATAAATGTTGCAAGTCTACGCGCACCTACTGTATACGTTGCACTTGTCTTGCGGGTAATTATAACTCTTTTGGGATAATCCGAATTATTGATAACCGTTATTCTCTTATACATGGCTGAGTCACAAATACACAACCCATAATTTCCGCTACCGTCTAATACTATACAGTCAATAGGTTGTCCGGCTTGCGCATATTTGTGATAGGTCGTGTTAGTTCCATATCCGTATATATGAGCATAAAAATCGGCACTATCACTATTTGAAGCAAAAAACATAGTAGTCATTCTATTATGTCCAAATTCCCCACGACACCACAAATCAGCAGTGTAAAATCTATAACTTCTTTCCGAACCGTTCGACTCCTTATAAGTACCCTGATGCTGCATATCACCTTCGAAATACATTTTTCCTTCACTTGAACTGAATCCAATAGCACATTTAACTATATTGCTATCGTCCACTCCTTGTAATTTCTTAAATGTACCCGTCGCGCCATCCAACTTTTTGACCTTCAAATTTTCAACATCAATGAAATCGGTTACAATCTTTCCGTTAGCGATAAATGTCTTATTTCCAACAAGCATACAACCGTTATTGGGAAGTGACAATTTCCCGTCTGCCGTTAATTCAAGCCCAGTAACATTGTGCTTAATCGAACCGCCTGTCATAAACCAACCCTGCGTTTTTGCTTGATTGCCGATAAATAAACCAGACGTACCGAGTATATCGATTGTTGCATTTTGAGCTACCAACAACTGCGTAGCGACATTAACAAAGTCGTTAAACAAAGTCCATTTCGTTACATCGAAAGAAGAACCAGAAGTATGATCCGTCCGGCATGAATAAGTATTTCCGTTATAGATAACAGTATCCCGATACTGGGAGTTATTGACATAGGAAGTGTTTGCCTTCCATACGCCACGGGGACGAATAAGGGCACCGGGAAGCCCTGTGTTTCCCGGTAGTCCATCTTCCCCATCTATCGCACCGATACGAACGCTCGTCCACGATGTGGGCGACGTAGCCGGGGGAATAACTACGCCTGTACGCATCCATAGATACTCATTTGTGCCGCAAGAAGGCGGGGTTTTACCCCACCCACTTACAGGCGCAACAGTGCCGGATATAGACTTTGCATATTCCTGAACGGGATATTGCCCGTCCTTCGTTACGCTAATCGTTATTTGCCCTCTTGCTACAATCATACAGTTTATTTCAATGAAAGTTCAACAATGAATGTTGCTTTTACATCCACTTCGGCGGCTGTAACAGTAATAGATTTCCCCGTTTTAACTCCACTTGTTCCCCAAGCGGTATCCTGCGTACCATCCTTCTTGTATTTCTTCCAGTCGAAAGTGAATTTTGTGTCGGCGGCACTGTCCGCAAACGCCTCTCCATTCTGCCAAACCGTTGCTTTGATGGTCGTACTTCCTTGACCGTTTACGAGTTTATCGCCGGTAGTGGAAGATACTTCAATTACATACGGGTCGGAAAGGTCGGAAAACGAAATAATGTCACTTACCGACGTGTTATATGTTCCGCTCGCAGTATCAGTATCTTTAATCACACATTTGAACGATTCGAAATTGAGAACAGCACTAGCCGGAATAGTGATCTCATTCGTTGTTGTTCCAGTGATTCCGTAAGCGTTCGAAGCCGCTAGGGATTCCCAAGTACCGTCCGATTTCAATTTGTGCCATTGATAAGACACTTTATCCGCATCAATGCTACTACCGCGCCACATGTCGCAATGGGCTGTCAATGATTCGGACTGACCATTTTTGAATACATTTCCTTTAGGCGCGTAGGCGATGGCACAAATAAGTTGCCCGGCATTCTCCGTTTTTGTGTAGTTGATAACCGCCTTAACAGGAGTTTCTAACTTCGTATCGGGGTCAACGTAGATGCCGGAGCATTCTATTTTCAACTGTGATGCCGAAGTCATGTTGTTTTTGATAGTCAGTGCGTAGGGAGATGCAGCCGCCACCGTACCGCCGAAAGCCGTTATCGCTCCACCGTTTATTGTATAGGTCGGAGCAGCTTTTAATCGGCTGATTACGTTTGTTGTTGTACCGGAAACATACAGCTCGGGAGTAACGACTAAGAATGGTGAAGCCGTCCAATTTGGTACATACGAACTGTTTTCCTTGTTAAAGATTTGGGTTAGCGGTTGGTTGCTTCCCAAATACATACTCATTGATTTTGCGTCGTTCAAATCGACGATGGTAATTTGTCCTCTTGCGATTGGCATAATAATTTATTTTTAAAGTGAAACAATACAATTAAATGTGGCACGTCCCCAGACATCATCCGGGGTAAGTATAAGCACATGCCCGTGCCCGACATGCGTCTCGTTGAATATCTTATCGGTATCGGCGTTGTTGCTTTCCTTTTCCCACGAAAAGCGGGAAGCCGGAACGCTATCTGTTATATCCGCATCTCCTTTTATCACGTAAGCGGTTAAAGTGGTAGCTACAGAACCGTTTTGAAATATATTCCCGTTAGAACTCATTATGTTAACTATTACTGCGTCTTTACCTGCCGCCGACTTTTCCAACCAATCCGGCACGCCTTCGCCCGGTTCTTGCGTTGTTGGTTTCTCGGAGATACAGAGCCATGATGCGCCGTTGTGTGTTACTTCATCATAATAGTAATAAGCTCCGGTCATCCATTCTCCCTTGAAACAGGGGACGCGGCTTTCTGTTACTCCGTCATCTGAAATCTGTTTGATTACTCCGGTCATGTAGACGTTACGGAGATACGCGCTGTGTCCGGTCATGTCGATGCCAAACAGTTTCAAGTTAGATAGGTCGCCTAGCTGCATGGCTATCATATGCGATTCTATTTCCCAACCGTTTACACTTGTAAGATACCGGACGTAACTTTGTGTTGAATAGCTCGATTTTTGCCGTTCTTCGTTTGTGAAGTTACCATACGAAACGAAGTGCATAGCCTTGCAAGGGTGTGCAGTCGTACCGGAACGGAGTGCGTATTTGAAAGTGGAATCACCTAACTTCTCCGTTATGCGAAAATATGTAGTTTGAAATCCTGTCGAGTTATTGAATATACCTTTGCAAATATCGTCAATCTCGATTTGTGCAGATTCGCCCGGTTCTAACTTTAGGTAGATAATCCCGTTATCCGTATCTACTGATTCAATTATTCCACCGCCTGGAGCATTCCATTCTTCACCCGAAACGATTGATACACGGTTGTAGCGCAATTCTGGAACTTCAAGAAAATCACGTAAGCGAAGCGATTTCGCATCTATATGACCGTCTTTACCGATCAGCCAACCGATTAAACCCTCTGCATAGTCATTAGAGGATATATCGCCGGAGAAAGTCGCTGATTTCGCAATCAGCTTATCAAGGACGTTAAGTCTTTGCGTCGTTATTGTTGTCGCAGTCAGCGTATCGGCATTAATTCCCTTCGTTACATCTAGCCCGTTATCAACGATTAAGCCGCCTAACATCTTGATAAGAAATTGCGTTTCGTCTGGCGCGGTTTTGGATAGATATAAATCCTTTAGAGACTCGATAGCCGCTTGTAATTCCGCCTTTATACGCAAAGAAGAAAATGTATTATCATCGGTTTGAGTCGTAGTATTATCCGATAAAGCAATAATACGCGATTTTATTTCCAGTAAAGCACGAAGAGACGAAAATACATTATCATCCGAAGAAGTACGGCCGTCGTCTATCTTTAACACATCAAGATCAACGCCGCCACCATTTATAGGCGTTGGCGTTGTCGTGCTAATACTTACCGAACCGGAATTGCGTAAATACTTATTTCGAAACGAATGCGGTACTTTTTTGTTTTCTATCTCTATCATGTTTCTATTAATGACACGTTACAACTCTCATTTGCAAAATCAATACTCATTTGATCGACTACCATTTCTCTTCTAAGAGAATTTTCGTAAATCCTAGACAGTATCGAAAAGCCACGATTCAAATTATTGCTGTATCTAAATTTTGGAGCTTTATAATGCGTGTAAAGCTTGTCTATTAGTATTTGTTCCGGCAATACATTTTTATCGTGCAACGGACTATACACCGTTTTTAAATAATCAAATTTATCCCCTGATTTGGTAGCGCAATTTGAATAAGACGAAATATTCTTTGCATTTGAATTGATTAGTAGTTCGATGTCGTCCATTTCTGTAACATTATTGTCGTTTATTACGTTACTGTAAACTACATCGGAATCATCAATAGTACCGCTAAATACATCATAGCCCGCACCGTTAACAGCGTACTTAAACGTGAAATCGGATATATGAAAAGCAGTACACGGATGGCATCCCCCATCGGTTCGATACATAGGATACGCCCCTAAATGATTCGGAGTACTTAACTCAAAATTTATCTTACCGCACAATATCTTATCTTCTGGAAGTTTAATCGCTACGCCGTCCGTTGAGTCATACAGATTAAATCTATAACTAACGGTATTCGTTAGCTTCTTTTCTTCGTCGAAAACTTTATCGCCTTCTTTGTTTATGTGAACCAGATAAAAACCATCTTTGAGCGTACATTCGTCGTGATACCATTTCTCAACAAAAATATCTTCGCCGTTTTCCCTATATGCATAAACCTTATTGCTATCGGCGAATCCGCCGGAAGCCTTTTCGCCGCTAGCTGAATCATATTCACCCTTACTTACAAATCTCCAATCTCCAAATGCATCCTTATATCTATACCATGTAGCCCCTCGATAAGTTAAGTTGTGTGTGATTTTATAATAGCCTCGATTTACTCGATCCGTATAATACTTTTGATTTCTCCATACTTCACCATCATAATAGTAATCATCTATATACAATTTGCAAGGAATCATGGTATTATTAAATCCAGATCCATATTTCGTATTAGAGTACGCTTCATCGGACGTTTTTATTATATCGTTTGGAAGGAAAGAGCCGGACATTCTATAAGAAATATCTATTATAAAATATCCCCCTTTAAATAAAGAATACTCTCCGTTTTTCAATGTTAAAAGAGTCTTTCGAGAAGTGCCAAACATGCTATTATACGCTTGCAGGAATGAAATGCAAGTTCTCCAACTTAATGAAGATGGTTCGCCGTCCTCTGTTGTGTAATCGCTGTATTTCTGCCACACCACACCGGAATATATATCATTAACGTTATCGATAGTCACCTCAACACCTTCCGCCGGAATATCAATAAATGAAAAGCTCGGTACCAAATACTTCCAATTCTCTTTAGATTTAAAAAACGAATTAAGAAGGGTATGATTCTTTCCGTCTATATCTCTACTGGATATATAATATTTATTAGGGTCGGAGTTTTGATTTACTACATCTTTCTCATCGTCGAGCAATTCCGGGCATAAGTTAGTTATCTGATTCATATTCGCGACAACCGATACTTTGTTATATACATCGCCTAGTGATATACTTCCCGCGCTTTCAGACACGCCAATACCGTACACATTCAATAATGCGGATTGGATTACTACACTTTCGCATGTATCATTCATCCTATCATAGACGAAAAAATGCAGTTCGTCGTTTTTGATAAAATCATAGTCGATCATGTAATAAGCATCCTGATACTGAATAAATGTCATACCGATATATTTAGAGATTTCTTCTAAAACATCTCTGCTATTCATCGGCTCGTTAGCTTCATCAAAGAAATTTCGTTCATGTATATAAATATCTTCTATTAAAGAAGTAACAGCATCTTTCGAAATCCTATTAGTTTTTTGAAAATACAATTTGCTTAAAACCTTTCCGGGATCGGCAATATCGAGAATGTGCATAATAACATCTTTGAAGCTTTTAAAATATACCTCGGAAGGATTAATATAAGAGTATTTCTTATTTTCCAAAACGGAAATAGTATCAATAGCTTGTAACTCCACCATATTAAGCGGGGTTATATAATCACTCGAATACAAATTCGGACTCATATATCCAAACCATTCTAAAATATTATCCGTTTTATTATATAAACGAACTTCTATATTTTGTCCTTCGGCTGTATAGAGGTCGGACAATATTTTATCAGTCAATATGCCTGTTACTGAATTAGACATTTTCAACGGTTTGTATAAAGTGTCCGATTCGTATTCAACGGCAAACGGGGAATCCGTTAGAGTGAGCTCTTCGGAATATGTTGCAAATACCGTATGGATTTCGATTCGGTACGTCTTGTTTTTCCTACTCTTAAACTCTGAATAATATCGTAGTTTCATCTTACTTTGCCTTTCTGATTATAATGATTGCTCAAAACTCCTTCTAAATCCCTTCCGTGTATGCGAAATACTACATTTGATGGATTTGTGTTATTACTATCGGAAGGAGCGATTTTGTTACCTAACGACGCATAGACCCCGCCATTAATCATATTAAACAAGCTACTTTGTTGTGATCCGTTTAGAATCATCTCACCAGAATTAAGCAAAGCTGGAACTTTATCGCCCGTGAATGATGTACCGGGTACAATGCCGCCCGTTGCAAATTTAGGAATACTAGCCATTGCAGCGACTACAGCAGCAACGGCGGCACCCGCCAACAACCAACCAACAACGGGCGTTTCTGCTGCGGAAGCCACACCGCTAACTACAGCCTCGGTCTGTTTTGCCGTTATTAACGATTGAATAGCCGGGATAGCTTGTGCAATACTGGATATAACATTTGCGCCCCATTGAAGATACGCCGCCGCGCTTTCATTCGTTATTCCTGATAAAGACCCCATAATACTACCAACAGCCGAGAGAGATTCGCCGTACCGTTCATTCATATCTATATCTTCTTTTTTAAAAAGTGGATCATATTTCGGCAACTTTAAGTTTTTACCTTCTTTCCCATGAGTAGGAACTTTATCTTTATACGTTGGTTTTACCGGAAGAGACAAAGCGCCGTCTTTCATTTCACCATGAGCACTTTTGAACGTTTCTTGCTCTACAACAAACTTTAAATTTATCCTCTTTGATTCGAGTTCATTAATCGTCGCCTGAATTGCGGAACGCGCTTGCATGTCGGTTTCAGCAATAAGTTTTTTATTTTGCTCTGCGATTTGCGTGTCATACCAAGCGATAGAGCCCTCTTTCGGTTCTTCCTTTGGCGTTTTCCCGCCTATTCCTGACTGTGAAGCACGGTTCGCCGCTTTCGTCATACTCGACAAATTCCGGTCTGCCGCCTCTGCCGCCGTTGCAACGTTTATTAAATTCTGCAACCATTCATCACTCTTCTTTACTAAAATCGCATTATATTGTATTGCATCCTGATACTTTGCCAACATCGGGCTTATTGCCTGTCCTAAAGCTTTTGTGTCTGTAGTTGCAACCGTGTGCACATTCATCCCAGAACCAACCGTTTCGTAAGTTGTGAATTTGGCTTTCAAACGGTCGTATTCATCTACGAAATCTTTATATTGCTTTGCTAATTGTGCCTTTTGCTCATCGCCCGCCGAAGATACGTCTAATCTCAACACTTTATCTATGTCTATCGCCGAAACATCTACGCCGTCAAGTCCTATCGCCGCTTTTACCATTGCTTGCACGGCGTTTTGACTTCTTCGCTTATATTGCCCTACGATTTCCTCTTGGTCTTTCAGTGTCTTGTCTAATAGTTCCCTAGCTGCTTTCTTTTGTTCCTCTGTTGAATCCTTGTCCTTTAAGATAGTTATTTGTTCCTGTACGGTCGCTTGGTTCTTTGCATCGAAATAGGAAAATGACATTTTAGTATTTCCTAATTGATCCATCGTGTTGTATGCTTCACGTGCTAGACGTATCGTTTCGGCTAACCCGTTCATAAACGGCGTCCAGTCCCCGCTACCGATAGAGTAGAAAAATTGGTCTACGCCACCTTTTAAGCCATCCATAGTACGGGCATATTCATCCCCTAGCGTCTGACTGCTATTCATTACTTTGTTGAAACCTTCCGAGGCGGTTACAGCAATACCAAGAACCCCGGCAAACTTCATAACCCCCGATACTGCAACGCCGGACATTTTAGCGATGTCGCTTTGAAACCCGTTTACATTCTTCTTCGACTTATTTAAATTCGCGTCGAAGTCATTCGTTTTTAATAATAATCTTGTTACTATATCAGACATCTTTATTCGTGTTTAATTGTGATTCTATTTCTTTTGCCATTACGCGCAAACGCTTCATTTCTTCATCTGTTACGCATGTATCCTTCTTTTCCTCTTCATCCCACGGGAATCGGAGTATATCAGTTTGTTTCAGCGTCTTTGTACTATTCGATTGCGCTATAATGAAACCTAACAATCTAGTTTGTTCCCACGCTTCCCGATTGCGTCGGTTCAATCCGTCTATAAACGATTCAACCTCGATAAAATCCATTTTATCGAGGAAGTAATCGGGAGCGATGCCGCCTTCTCCGACAACACGCGAATAGAGTTCGCGAATACTTACTGCTTTCGTTTCCGCGCCGTCACCTTCTTTTTTTTTACGTCATTTCCTGCCATTTGCGAACGTAGCTTGATTTCATCCAAGATAAATTCTTTGAATTGTCCGAATAGCGTCAAGTCATTTTCGCATAATTCGATAAATTCCTCAAATTCCATTTTGAACGATTCCTGATTAGCGGCAAGCAGGAACGAGTAAAACAAAAGAAACTCGTCTAACATCTTTCCGAACTGAAACGGATAGCCGGATATAGATTCAAATACGAAGAACGCACGGAGCGTATATTTCAAGATAAATTCTTTTCCGTTAAGTGATATTGTTTTCATTGAATAGTTGCTTTAGAGGGCGGCAAAACGCCGCCCGTGATTACTTACTAACCGCCTCTTTTGTTAGTGCCCCAGTTCCCTCGAAAGAAATCGAGAAAGTCGCTTTATCCCCGTCCGGTGCATTTGCTTCCAGTGAAGTAATTACAGCCTTTCCGGTATATGCACCATTCGCAAGTGTCCAACCTGCGGCGGGCATTTCATTAACATCGGGATTGCCAACAATACCGAATTTCAGAGTTACGGGCTTATGTGCGATGAACAACGCAAACAATTTATCGTAACTGTTTGCGTCTGCGTCCGCGCTAAACACGTTTTCACTTGAAGCGTTCCAAGAAAGTTTCTTGATGTCCTTCTCCGTCCAGATGCCCGAATCTTTGCTTTGTGTGTCGATTGTTTCAGCCGACAAACCCAGTTTGCAGGAAGTTGCCAAAGCTAATGCTTTAGCCTCTACAAATAACATCATGTCCTTGCCTAATACTGCCATTGCTTTGCTCATAATTTTATCGTTTTAGTTAATTATTCAGTTTTAAAAGAGAAAACGAGTCTTTGAATGAAAGTATCTTCGATGAAATCCTCGTCCGCACTCAATAGTTTTGCATCTATTACATCGAAATCGTCATAACTTCCTCGTCTGTTCTCGAGCGATTTACGGACTTCTTCCGCGATGGTTACAGAGTTTAAATAGTTATCACTAGCTACGACAACCTCAACCGAAACAGTATCACCTGTGCCGTATCTATCTTTCGTGTATTCCGGTGTCAGTGAGCCGCGTCGATAAATCACGAACGGAAAAGATGTTTCCGTTTTGGTTGAGATTGCATAGATTTTATCAGAAACTAATTCTGTCAACTCCGTAGAGTCGCATAACTTCTTATATACGTGCGCGCCTATTGATAAACTCATTTCTTTTTATTCGCTATTTTCGTTATTGAATCAATTATATTTTTCTCTAATGAGCTTTCCGCCTCTGCCTGCTTTGATTTAACTGCGTTAGAAAAGAAGTGAGAAGCGTTTATAATACCTCTATTCGCTCCTTTTTTGGTAGCTCGTTCTTTTGTACCCGATTCAAACCATTTCAGCATATAGGCGCGCGATCCCTTTTTGCGGCGGTCGATCAGGTCAACCCGTGCGCCGGAAGCATTACGATAAACTGCTACATTTATTTCGTTCTTTAACGGTTTGAATGATACGCCGTTCTTAGAACTTCCAAATTCCGCATCGGTAACAGCAGAAACTAGATTTTCCTGCGCCTGTTTGCGAATGATAAGAATCGACTTTCTAAGAGCGGACGAAATCGCCTTCTTTGCTTCTTTATCGTTTAGCCGTTTCAATAGTTCATTTACTTTCGTTGCGTCCACCTCAACGCGATACAGGTTCCGCCCGGTGTAGTTATCATTACTCATTAATTACCTCTGCTTCTATAACCGTTGCTTGCTGCTTCCGGTCGTGGTTAATAGATAAAATCTTGTATTTCTGTCCGTCGTACTCAATCCGCATTTTAGCGTTTATCTCCTTGCAGATGCGAATCATTATTGTATTAACAGTCGTATTGTATATCTCTCCGTTCGCTTCTTTGCGTGCGCCAGACTTGAAGCGAATGTATGCGCGTTTATCAAATACTTTCACCCAACTTTCAGACGTGCCGCCCAGATTATCGCGCTTTGACTCGCTACGGTAAAAGCCGATCATTTCGTTTAATAATCCCGCTTGCATTACGTGTATCGTTTTAACGGTTGCAGTAGTAGTTCTACGTGTCCCGGAATAACTTGCGGCGTGGCGAATGTTACCGATTCACGGTTTGCGTAGTAGTTCGCTATGAGTATGCGGATTGCGTGCCAGATACGCCGATCTATCTTCGCGTCCTTAACGTAAGTATCTAGCGGATTATTTAGATACGATTCGATAAGAAGTTGAACGGGTTCGATAAGTCCGGTTATATATGTATCGTCAGTGTCGAAATCGACGTTTAAATGCTGTTTAAGCTCTTCAAGTGTTACGTATTTCTCCATATTCAAGTAATTAAGAAAGGGCTAAGGCAGTGAAGCCAAAGCCCTTTCAATATCAATAATCAGATAATATTAAGCCGCTTTCTTCTTTGCGATGGCAAAGGCTTCCGGGCGAGCTACAACAATGTCGTAATCTGTATTCAATACAAAGTTTACGATATTACTTTTCGCTCCGGTGTACGGGTCTATCACTAAATCCATATCGCCGAACTGACCGATAGCAGCGTTAGAGAATACGCCGAATCCGATAGAATCGGCATCCATGTAGTTAGTAACAAGAACCGGATAACCGTTCACCATACCGTTTTGACAAATCATTTCAGCAGCCCCCGCCGCTTTTGGAGTGGACTTTAAAGCGCCGTACACTTTCGGAGTGCAAACGTAGGCGGCTGTACCGTCTGTAACATCTACGCCCGCATCCATGACGGTAGATTCAAGCGAAACAACATTTGCAAACGTCAACTCATTTGTATATTCAACACTCGGTTTTGTTTTAACAAATACCCCGTTGCTTGCACCAGACAATGCAGTCCCCGAAAACATCCATTTGTTCAAAGTACGGGCAACACCGAGCGAGATTTGTTTTAAAACTACGTCCTGCAAAGAGTAGTTCGTTTGGTTGATTGCACGTTTTGAAACCGGAATAGAAATAGATACACGTTTAGGGGAAGCCTTGATTTTGTCGATGTTCAATTCGGTATCGGTTACCGCAACATTTTCGCCTTGTATTGTTGCCTCAACAGCCGCCAATGTCGGGAAAACAAGGTCACCTACAAGCCCACTTTGCATCTTGATACCAAGTTTATCAATAATCAAGCCTTTTTCTAGCGGTTCAATGATTTCACCGATTGTAACCGGAACCATGCTAGCCGCATCGGTTGTATCTGTTACAGTTACCGCACGCTCTACAACTTTGATTCCACCTTCCGATACAACTCCGTTGTATTCTTCCAAAGAACGATGATTCACGACATCAAAAACAGCCTGTGAAAACAACACTCGACGGTCTGATACCAACCCCGCGTTAATATCTTCAAGCGCACGGCGTTCGACTTTCATTTCCAAAAGTTCTTTCTTTGTTTTCAACTGCTCGAACTGTTCTTTTTCGTTTGCATTAAGTGCTCTCTTTTCGGCTTCTGCTTTATCCAACATAGCGCGCATTTGCTCTTTATATTGAGCAATAGTTTCAAATTCTTTTCTCATGTTTTAAATTGATTTACGTAAATTATTAAGTTCATTTAAATAGTCTCTATTTTCGCCGGACAACTCCGCTATCGCATCGTCCATACTACGAACGGTTACATCCGTTCCGTAAAAAGCAGGATCGACAACAGGCGATATATCGGAAATTCTATCAATCTTGTGCACGGCACGAAGTAATATCCCGTCTTTCATAGAATATGAAACTTTGGTTTTGTCCTTTTCATTTAAAGCGTACGCAAAGGATGAACCGAAAATGTCACCGCGTTTAATCATTTCTACGGCGAAATCTCCGTCGGGAGTACTAGGAGCCTCAAACCTGTATTTTAGTCCGTAATCATCAAGTTCAAGCGACAAAGTACCCGCACCGCGATTAGAGCGGGCTAATAATCTTTGTTTATTGTGATCCAACAGGGCTTTAACATCGCTATTACGCAACAATTCTTCTGTTATAGCTCCTTTTTCGATTACCTCAACAAAGGCGCGTTGCTTTTCCCTGTCGTACAATACGCGGCTTTCCTGACCGAATACCACGGCGTAACCTTCGATTATTCTTCCGTCTCCAACTTTTGGAGCGCCTAATTCTGTATAACTTCGTATTTCCATTTTACAAATATCGTTTTACTATATGTTTGTTTCCTCATTCTTTGGTAGCTCTACTTTTTGACTAGCCGCCTCGATTGGTTGAACGTTGCAAGAAATAAATACTTTGTCGCCCCCTTCAACGGGTGGCTTTCCTAATGCTCTACGTGTATCATTTGGAGAATGAGCGCCCATTTCTTCCAGAGCCTTGTAATAACTCGCTTGCGTCGTTAAATCGGTTTGATACAAGCATGATAAATCAAATGAAATACTATATAAATTAGCGACTGAATTAGGAATCAGTTTATAATTAAATTCTGCCTCGATTTGTTTCAATATCGGTTGCAGCGTATCAGTCAAGAAAGAAACATTGCTCATTTCAGAAGCCTTGTAATTAGTAGATTGTCCGGCAAATACCTTATCTGGGTGAACCCCGTAGAATCTACATATATCAAGAATACTAAATTTCTTTGTTTCCAATAACTGTGCATCAACCGGATTGATAGAAAGTTGATGGAATCCAACATCGCCGGGAACTGAAATAATGTCTCTTCCTGTGTTTAGTTGTTCCTCTATGCGATCCCCAACCGTAGAAAGTTGAATGTCCGTCATCCCCGCACCCGGCAACCCTTTATTTGTCTCTTTTACGCCGGAAACAATCCCTTTTATTTTACTTCCATTCTGAAAGGTTCGCAAATTCTGATTGTCGGCGCTCGCGGCTATGGAAAATATACGGCTAGCGTACATTATTGTGCTTACTCCTGTATATCCCCCGTCCAAGCTATTATTTTTAAGATGGATTATTTCGTAGGGTTCAAAACGCCCATATATCCGGTTATATGGGTCAGAAATAATATAAACATCATTCAACTTGTCATAGGTTACTGTATTATTTGCGCATAATACAAGTTCGCTGACATTACCGAACTTCCGGCGGATAACAATGTAGGCATTTCCTTGATTTACAATTTGAACAACCATATTCCTAACCATTTCAAAACTATTCATTCGTCGGTTAGGCATACGGGTTAATATAGAATACAATTCGTTTTCTTCATCCGGTGAAAAATATCCGTCCTTTTTCCGCTTAATGATAAGCGGCAAAGATGCGATAGTTCCCGAAAGAATAGAGGTGCATCTATATGCGGCGGAAAGTTTCATTGCTTGATTGCTGTTATGTACATCTATTGGCTGACCGGGCAATGATGGTAACCGGGTATTTATCGCCGCATCTTTATCCGTCGTGTTTGCCTCTGCATTTAAGGCGCGTTCTTGCGTCTTTGAACGTCCCATTTCAAAATTAAAAGATAGTTTCATACTTCCATGTTATTAAATAAATAGAATGTCATTAGGTTTGTTATTGTCGAATCAATCTTCGCGTTATGCGTTTTCTTGACTGGCTTCTTATTCATGTTCCTATCCTCATCCAATACCGCATTACCAAAGCAGAACGGAGTTATCGGATTAGGGCTAAAAGTCTGTTTGTTCCGATACAGAGCAAGTTCGAAAGATTCGATAGGGCTTGTAAACGTTCCGTATGTCTGTTTAACAGGCTTTATATATTCGCTCGCACCGCCTACGGAATAAGTAAGAAGGTTCACAAATTCAGCCGATTTATACGGGTCGTATCCGATTCCCATTATTTTAAGGTATTTAGCCCGTGATAATATGTCATTTACGATTTGTTGATAGTCGATAATATCTCCATCGCAAAGAATCAAATAACCCGCTTTCGCCCAACCTTCGTAAAGTTCCCGATTCGGATGATTCGCTAGGGCTCCGGCAGGGAAATAATAATCTGTATGCGAGTGAAAAGAACCGCTATTTTCTGAATAGATATTATAAGTGACCGTAGAAAAATCGTCTCGGACGGACAAATCGACTGCCGCCATTGTTAACGGATAAGTTCCGATATTCTCTATTCTAATATCTTTGAACCGTTCCTCTATCTGCTTCGCCTCTATCCATTTTGTTGTAGAATCAACCGCAAACACATTAAGTAACTTTGTCCGAAACTCTAGCGCATCCGGTGCGCTATATAAAGCCTTCTGGTATGCGTCGATATAAAATTCTTCATAAACGGTTATTCCCATATGCGGCTGCACCTTGCGCCATGTTGCCGGATCGCCTTCCTCGTCGTCTATGTCCGGCTCAAAGATGTGCGCAAATATGGAGTCATTTTCAATCTCACCGCGTAGGATTGCTTTATACATTTTCAGCATCTCGACAAACGGCGCTGTTTCTTTGTCCGAGGCGGTCGTTATAACTACGGTTAAAGGGTTGAGCCGTGCGCCCATTGAAGAAGTTAGTACATTCTTCAACGCGGCGCTATCGGCTTGCGAATACTCATCTACTATTACCATGCTTGCGTTAAGTCCGTCGAGTTTGTCGGGATTGGAAGCCAAGCAACGGGCAAAAGATGTTTTTCCCTTTATGCGGTTATATATGATTTCTCGATTGATTTTAAAGTGTCGGAACTTTGGATCGAGAGACTTTAATATGTTTCTTATTTCGTCAAAACAGATTTTCGCCTGATTATACGAATTTGCAGCAACGTATGTTTGTCCGTTTGCATCACCGAATAGCAAATCGTTTATTGAAAGACTCGCTACGCTTGTTGTCTTGCTGAATTTACGCGGAACGAATAAAAGAGCTTCACGAATCAAACGTTTGTTTGTGCCGGACTTATAAAATGCTAGAATGTTAGAGAACTGAAACACCTGTATCGGAGTCAGTTTGTATCTAGTCTTTCCCTTTGTACCGGAGAACTTCAAACGCTCGTAGAACGTAACGAACTTTTTTACTTCCTTGATGCGAAACTCGTATTTATCAAGGAACACAAAGAAACGTCGAACGGCTAGCAACTCGTAAAGGTTGTGCGCGTCCGGATTGTCTATACACCCTTTGATATACACATTTAACCTTTCGTCTGCCTTGTTTAGCTTATACAAATCAACGTCGATGTTTTGCAAGTCGGAAATAACCAACCGCTTTAACGCTATCAGTTTATCTCTATTCTCCTTCTCCATCGCGATCTATTTTGTTTACCTCGTTAATCAGGTCGTTTACTTCGTCGTCGTCAGACGCGGATAGCGTTTGGAAAGTCAAACCAAGTTCGCGTAATTGCTTGCGTGTTGCTTCGAGCGCATCGAATAGAACTTTGAAAGCAGGATGCGCCGTAAGTTTATCATTATTTTCTCGGGATACTTCTTTCACGTATGACTTCATGCGCTTTTTTGAGATGTCGTTTAGTGCGATTTGAAACGCCATATACGAACCCGCGCAAAGAGTTATACAGAGGTCTAAATCTTCCGTATATGTTCCTTGCGACTCCATCGCTACACGAATCTTTTCTTTTATGTCGTCCAAATCACACATTTTTATAGGCTTTTTGCATATAAGAAAAGTTCGCAAGTATTTGGTAGCTCGGAAGATGCGCGCAAAAAGTTCACCCCCAACGTGTACCCCCTCGTTTCAAAAATTACTCGCGCGTGTAAATATGGGGTGAGGTGGGTTTAGCGTATCGCGTTAAAAAATAAAAAAACAGCCCCCATTGATATAAACAAGAAACATTTTTATCTTTGCAGCAAGATTATAAAATAAAAAACAATGGAAAATTTTATTTTTTATGTTGTATTTCCGCTCGTAGGAATGGCTGTAGCATGGTTTTCTCGTACTATGTATAATAAATATGTTGGTGAACGTCCTAAACTGAATTTACAAATTAGTACGGAATTTACTTCAAGAAGAATTTTTCCGAACAATAGCTATATGTTAACTTGGAGGTATGAATGTATACTAAAGAATGTATCTGAATATACAGCTTGGAATATATCAATAAGTGAAGTTTATCACAAAGACTTACTTCCTTTATTTGATGGCGTAAAAGAAGGAAACAAAATGTTTGGTGAACAAAGTCACTTAGATAAAAATGAAGAAAAAAGATTTGAGATAACAACCTCATTTCTAACTAAACCTGATGAATTGCGAAGATATACTATTGAAAACGGAGAGAAAACTTATTATCCAGGGCTAAGCATCCCCAATCCCGAGCTATATTTTCGTCCTAAGAGATTAGATGAGTTCTCTTTATTGATAAGATACCAAAATTCAAAAAGAGTATCATTTTATACACTCTTCAAAAAAAGAAACAAAGAAACAATAAATAAATATCTTCGGAGAAAAAGACCCCAATAAATATATTAAAAGAGCCAACTTAAAATAACTTTAAGTTCAGCCCTTTTTATATTTTTATCAAACTACTGTTACAAAAACTTATCAACAAAACGTTCCGTCATTCGTTTATTATTCGCCTGAACCGCCTCGTTCGAATGACTGAAAGCACGTCGATGTATATCAGAGTGACATGAATGGCAGAGGCTTTGCAGATTGTTATAATCAAACATTAGTTGTCTCATTCCGAGTTCATGCGACACAGACTCAACCGGGACGGTGTGATGTACTTCGGTTGCAAGTGTACTGCGATTGTTCGCTTCGCACACTTCACAAACTGGATTGCTTTGCAGCTTCTTAGCTCGGAGTAACTTCCAACGATTGGAGTTAATCATCTTAATGTAATGCGGGTTTCTACTCATAATTCATCATAATTAAAAAGAATCTTATCACATTGATAACAATCGTGCAACTCCTTTCGTGTCGCCTCGATGTCGTCCGTTTCTATCTCAACTAAATGCGTCTCGGACACATCGCCCGATTTGCATTGAATACGCCTGATTATATACATAACGTTTCGATCCGGTCTAATCCGTTAATAAGTAATCTAATCCGTGCACAATTCCCGTCGCATCGGGTCGATTGTGTTTCCTGTTTATGTATCCGGCTTGCACAGCCTTTGCAGTTCTTAGACGGACACATTTGTTTATACACTTCGATAGCTTGCCGCCTCGTTTCGTCTCTCTGTATCCGAGCCGCTTCGATAGCGACTTTTCGGATTAAGCCACGCGAGCGGATGCGCTCGTTTGTGGCTTGTTCAATGTACTGTTTTACTTTACTCATTTTACCGTGCTATTTTTAGGTTTGTAATTCCATCCGTTTAACTCGTAGACTTTCCGTTTCGCTTCTTCCTGTGTAGCCACACAATCAACATACGTATCTTTACCCGAATCCTGTCGATAGATATTGAAGTGATTGAAGCGAGGGGAATAATAATACTTTGGCTTATTCTGTGTTTGATTCATTACTTTATATGGTTTATAAAACCCGAAAAAGGCTTATTTATTGCTATTTCTTTTATTCCTTAAATAAAATAATTATATTTGAATCGTTATAATAACTCTATTTTTATTTTATATCTATGGAACAATATTTATTTGGTTTTATTCTCTATCAATGTGATCCCAGAAGCTTTACTACGATTATGACCGACTCAGTTTACTTTTTGTTAACCGAAGATGAAGCATTCAGAAAATATAAAGAATTAACATCTAAATTAGAGAAAGGGCAATTTATAGTTATTAAACGAGTTTAAAATACATGCAACTTTTAGATTTTAGCTATACAGTAGTTCTTCAATCTCTGTATAGCTAATCTAAATATTTTCAGTTTTTACCATTCTACACAAACATTCTAGGCTGCATCCGCGACAAAATGATTTTATTCGCATCTGCATAGAACTTCTTCTTTATCTCAAATCCGTATGCTTTTCGCCCGCATTGAGCGGCTGCAAGTAATGTTGTCCCACTTCCGGCGCATGGGTCTATCACAGTATCACCCGCATCGGTGAAAAGCTCGATCAACCGTTCAAGCAACGGAACTGATTTTTGTGTCGGATGAATTCGCGGTGTATCTGTGTCTCTAGGATAATCGAAACAATTAAATACCATCCGACCGCCATTATTGAACTTTGGCAGTTTGTCCCGATACAAGAGCACACCATATTCACAATTACCAACGACCTTCATATTAGCCTTTAAAACTTGTGCCGAAAAGTTCTTTCTAAATACGAGGTTTATATAATTGCTAAGTCCGTATTCCTTCGCTTTCTGTATAAGCTCGAATTGTTGTTCAAATTCGCAAAAGACAATCATACAGGGCGATTTTCCTTTTTCTTTCGGCTCTTTAACGAGCATCTTGCTACAAAAGTGAAGAAATTCAGTAATTCGAAAATCCTTATCGGTATCGAAAAACTCTTTTCCGGCTAATTCGCTTTCTCCGTTAGAATTGTCTCCGTCGATATACCAAGATGGATTAGAGCCGTACGCGTTCTTCCCGATGTTATAGGGAATATCCGCAATGATTAGTTGCGCTTTCGGAATACCGTATGTTTTATAGTTCTGGAAATGGTCGTTAAATAGTTCTACGTCTTTCATTGAAACAATAATATTAATCGTTAATAAATTCGTCCTCGTTCTCTATTACTTCGCTTTTTACAGGCTTCTTCACCGGAACGCGAATTGCCTTTTCTGTAAATTTGCTCGATAGATATTGTTTCGCATGCTCCCAATCCGCAAAGTGTAAATTCGGATCAGTATAGAGCGAGATAATCGTAGAGTTTAATTTGTCGAGTGCTCCGAAAGCGCTTGAATTTATCGTACCGTCTAAGGGTGAAAACTTGGCAACTAAGCCGTTATAATTCTCTGAAACAAATCGGTCGATATACTTCCGGTTCCGTTCGTTTACTGCGACGGGGTCTACTGATACGTCGCGCAAATAATTTGTGTTTGATAGTTTTTTAACCATATTAAAATCCTTCTAATCGTTTTTGTCCGTTCATCTCGTCTACCTTGTATTGTGGTAGTTTTCGTTTTGGTTTTACATACTCGAAATGTCGTTCCGCCTGTGATAAATCGTAAAACATTTCTTTGATTTCGTCTGGTAGTACTTCTTCTTCATCATCGCCTGGCATCGGATCAGCAACCCGAAGAAAGCAGCCTAAAATGTACTGCATAATCTCGTATGTGCTTTTGAAATGGTAGTCAGCGCGAATCTTATCGAGCCTTTGCCATTGTTCCAGATCGACGCGAACCGGAATCTTTTTAAAATACACAAGTTTCTTTTTTCTGCTTCGCATGGTTTCGTTGTATTAATTATCTTCTACTAGCTCCGTTCAAGTCCAAGACGTTAAACATTTCATTTATTCGATCCGCGATATACGCGCCGTAAATACGCTGTATTTCCTTAATCGTTAAGTTCGTTGTAACATGAGTTATTGCCTCATGTCTCAACTCGTACCGACATTGGAAAATATACTGCATCACGTTTAGTTCAGTACCGAAATACTTTGCCGGGATTGGCTCGCGTCCTAGTTCATCAAAACAAATCATTCGCGGCGTACCGTTGTTGTAAGTATACAATTCTAGTGCATCTTTTCCACGCATCGAAAAACTGTTTGCAATGCCAGAAGTCGAATCGACTCTAAAACCACCGACCGGATAGCCGCCCCTTGCTTTGCCACGTGTGAAATAGCTATATCGGTTTAAAATCTGCATAATAGTGCTTTTTCCCGTACCGATGTCGCCTCGTAACAATAGCCCTTTATTCGCGTCTAGCTTCCCGGATCGCCCCTCTGTGTATAAAAACAATTGATTCATTAAGTTTTTATTCGAATCGTCAATCTTAAAGCCGGGGCAAACGTATTTGCAACACGCCTTAAACCATTCCGGGCGCTTTTCTACTTCTATCGGCTCGTCATAGTACGGTAGTCCGTATGATAGAATCGCCGCTATCGGTAGAGTCTGTTTGCTTCTTGTTTCCATATTCGTTTTTATTGTTCTTTAGTTCAAAAAATCCCGCCCAATTATTCGCAATCGATTCATCTACGATTTGAGATGCGACCGCCGGATTACCTTTGCTCAATTTCACTAATTTGTTGTAACACGCTTTGAGTGACTTTTCCGATTTGTAATTTTCCCGCCTGTCTTTCTTGTATTCAAGCCAAAGAGTAAACGTCTCTAAAAACTCATTAGATATAAAATCAAAATCTCCATGAGAGACTTTAGAGAGTATATTTATGTTTGGTTTCTGTTTTAGTTTATTATAGTCTGTACTATCCCCTGTATCATTGACTCCCTTAACTCCTGTACTATCCCCTGTACTATTGGCTGTCTCATTGGCTGTTTGATTGACTGTAAAATTTACAGTAGTTGTTACAGTAGTTTTAAATTCCTTCACGAAAGAATACGAGCTAATGACACGTTTGTTTTTTCCAGATTTATAATAGACTAATCCTGCATTTATTAAAGACTCGCGAGCTTTTATTAGTGTTTTCTCATTCACGTTAAGCGCAAAACAAAGTTCAATGTTCGAGCAATCGAAAACGTCCCGCCAATCTTCGCCATTACAAATAGCCACTAATTCGTAAAAAAGGGCTTGTTCGGTGGCGGTAAATCTGAAACGTCGTCTCGCTTTTCGCATCTTTTCGGTTAGCGTATATCCGTCTATATTCATCACACTTATAAAGTCTATCGAGCGACATAATAACTACAAACTCTTATCCCTATCGCCCGACCTACTTTCAGGACGGAGCAATAACAAATAAAATTATTCTCTTTCCCGCCGTTCCTACATGTCCGGCAATCGTGTTTTACTGGCTTCTGTGGTGTTTTCTTCTTCATTCTTATATCTCCTTTATTTTGATTCCATGAACGTAAAGCATGAGTTTACGTTTGATTATATACTCCTTTGTCCGAACTCCTTTCGTATCTTCGACGACATACTCACCATCCCGATAATAAACGAAATCCGCGATGTAGTAAACGCCCCGTTCGAGAAGCTCTTTTTTGTGTAGCATCTTCCGCGCTCCTTGCACTTCGTAGAAATGATATTGAGGCGAAATAAGCTCGAATTTTACTTGTTCTTGAAGTCCGGTTATAATGCCCTTCTTTTCGAGTAGTTTTAATTCCTTAGCGCGTCGATATTCCTTTTTAGAGTCGTATCCGTCTATCTTTACATTGTTATACTTTGCCATATATTTAAAATTATTTGTCGTCTAACCAGATATTCACTACGCTGATTAGACGTAGAACATTAAACTTAAATACGAGGGCTTTCACCTCACACCGTCCTTTTCGGCGGCATTATTGGTTAGTAATATTATTTGGTAAAGTATTTATTTTTTAGCTTCATACGGATAAACGTCTACAATCGCCGTTTCTTTGAGAAGAATCGAAGAATAATCCGCCATCGTTCCTTTCATACCTTCGTCGAGTTTCTTCATTGCGTCGTGAATGTCCGCCGCCTGTATGAGTACGTTTGTATAAGTCCGTTTCTCCTTGCTGCTTTTCTCATCAAGCGTAATGAAAGCGAGTCGCCCAGCAAACCATTTATCGGCGGAATCCTCTTCGCTCGTAAATATCTCGCTATAATGTGCGCGGGAAATGTCGGACACTGTGAACTCACCGGAGATAAACGGCGTTACTTCTTCGATTATTCGTGCTTCTGCTTCGGTAAAACTTAGCGCATCGACCAAATACGGTTCGGTTACCTTCTTTTGTATCCCGTTTTCCATTACTTTCTCGTAACGGATTTTACATAAAAACCAAGTGTGCATAATTTTGTGTTTATTAAAGTGTTTATAAAAAATGTGATTAATCGTGTTGTGTTAGTGTTGTGACGGTACTTTCTTCATCAGTTTCTTTAATTCCTTCCGTATCTTATAAATCTGATTTTTAACCGGAACACTGTTTTTCGCTTCCGGCTTTAACGCCTCGATCTGCATCTTTAATTTTAAAACCTCTTTTGCCTTATCGACACAATCAAGCAAGTCCAGACCGGAACGGATAGATTCGTCTATCATCTCGCTAGCCAACCGGATTCGATCATAGAGTTTCTTTATATTCTCCACGTGATCGGCTCGATTCATTTCGAGTATTCGACCGTCGTTTACATAGCCGTCATAAATGACATAATACAACTTGTCTACGTCCGGACGCCCTAGAAAATGTCCGAGGAATTGCCAATAATATTCGTCTTTTTCGTCGATGGTATTTCCGAACTGCAGCGATTCGATCTTTCCTTGCGACATCGGGCACTTGATCTCACCCAGAGCGATAACTTTCCCGTCAAATCCGTACACATAGAAATCCGGTGAATCTCCGAATCCTTCAAACGGTTCATTGAAAACAATGTCCTTAAAATCGGTTGTACACGACTTGATCTCGTTCATTAACTGGCTCCGTACCCATTCGACCGCTAGCGGTTCGTTTTCATGTCCCCAATCAAACGCCTTGTTACTTCCATTTTCTCGCATCGTCCCGGTTCTCCGCTCGTATCGTACTAAATACATCGCGTCTAACGCACCTTTACCAAAGGGACAACTTTTACCCGCTTTCATCAGATCGGGAAGCGTAGAGGCGGTTATTTTGCCCCGTCTCTTTTCCTTCCATTCGATTTCTTTTTGTTCACTTGATTTCATGTGCTACTAATTCTTTGATTTGTTCTTTAGTTAGTTTATATTTCGTCTGTACCTGTGCGACCGTAAAACCACCTGCCAGACCATCGAGGATATTTTTCCAGATTGCCGATCCTGTCTCAACAGTAGGCAATGAGTTTTCTACTTTCGGAAGAAAAGGACGAATACGAAGCGAATCAACCTTTTCGCCGAAAGCGTCAACTAATACCGCTCCGATTTGGATTTGCTTGTTTATCCATGACTCAAA